ACAACTGTATGACTTACCACTACTGCACCGTCAGATGATCGAGGTGTTGGGTGTGAAGAACGCAGCGAAGCTTGTGCCGACAGAAGATGACCAGTCACCGGTTGACCCCATTACAGAGAACCAGAACATCCTGAAGGGTAAACCCGTCAAAGCGTTTATCGAACAGGACCACGAGGCTCACATCGCTGTACACATGGCAGCTATTCAGGACCCTAAGTTGCAACAGATGATGCAGGGTAACCCGATGGCAGAAGCAATGATGGCCGCAGGTATGGCACATATTAGTGAGCACTTGGGCTTCCAATACCGCAAAGACATCGAGAAGGCTCTGGGTGTTACGTTGCCAACCGAAGAGCAGAACAAAACTATGCCTCCGGAGATCGCAGCACAAGTTGCACAGATGTCAGCCCAAGCAGCACAGCGCCTCCTCATGCAACACCAGCAGGAAGCAGCACAGCAGCAAGCACAGGAAGCCGCGCAAGACCCAGTCGTTCAGATGCAGATGCAAGAGCTTCAGCTTAAACAGCAGGAGATTCAGCGCAAGATGCAGAAAGACATGGTTGATGCACAGCTTAAACAGCAGCAGTTACAAGTGGAGCAGGCCCGCATCGCAACACAAGAGAAGATCGCTGGCATGCAGGTAGGTGCAAAGGCTACGCACTCTAGAAATGAGTTGAACGCCCGCATGCAAGCAGAAGGTGTGAAGATTGGACTACAGGCATCTAAAGACCGACGGGATGATCGTCGTGCACAACAACCAGCGGCGCAAAGGCCAAAGGAGAAAAAGTAAATGAAAGAGGAAACCGTCCTTGGGTACTTAAAAACTAAGTTCACCGAAGAGCAAAAGTCACGCATTGAGTTTCTTGCCGAAGGCAAAGCAAACAGCATGGAAGAGTATAAAAACGTAGCCGGAGTCATCCGGGGTCTAGCACTGGCTACGGAAATCTTAGAAGACCTCGTGCATAGACTGGAGAAATCTGATGAATAGTGCTGTTGACTTATCTCAAGCTGTAGACCTGTCCGCAATCATGGACAAAACCGCAGAGGAGAAAGCGAAGCAACTGCCTGAACCCTCGGGATACCACATCCTTGTGGCACTTCCTGAAGCAGAAGAAACGTATGACAGCGGCCTGATTAAGGCTGACGAGACCCGTCGGTTTGAGGAAGTACTGGCAACAGTATTCTTCGTGGTTAAGCTGGGTCCAGATTGCTATAAGGATTCGGAGAAGTTTCCTACCGGTCCTTGGTGTAAAGAAGGCGACTTCGTTCTGGCCCGCCCCAATTCAGGCACCCGTTTGAAGATTCACGGTCGGGAGTTCCGACTGATTAACGACGATACGGTTGAGGCAGTTGTCCAAGACCCCCGTGGTATCACACGTGCTTAAGGAGTAGTCAATGGCTAACAAGATGGAACTGACGGAATTTGAGTTCCCGGATGAGGTAGGTACTAAGACCCCACCCGAGGAAAAAGTTAACAAAGCAGCGGCAGACGACTCAGAGTTTGACCTTGAGATCGTAGACGACACCCCAGTACAGGACCGTGGCCGCAAGCCAATGGACGAGCCGCCCGAAGAAGTTACGGACGACGAGCTTAAAACGTATGACGAAAAAGTCCAGAAGCGGCTGAAAAAGTTTACAAAAGGCTATCACGACGAGCGCCGTGCCAAAGAAGAGGCATTGCGGGAGCGTCAGGCTGCTGAAGACTTCGCCCGGCAGGTCTTTGAAGAGAACAAACTGCTGCAACAGCGGTTGGCTGAAGGCTCCAAGATATTTATTGAGCAGGGTAAATCGGCTGCGCAGCTTGAGCTGGAACAGGCCAAGAAGCACTATAAAGATGCTTACGAGCAGGGTGATGTTGATGCCGTGGCAGACGCTCAGGCTAAGATTGCTTCAGCAACGCTAAAGCTTGACAAGGCCGAAAACCTTAGACCTATTGAAGTACAGGAAAAACCCGAGTATAGTCCGCAACAAAGGACCCAACCTGCCAACGACCGACTCCAGCAGTGGATGTCTGCAAATCCTTGGTACGGGGACGAAAGTAATGAAGACCATACTGTAATGAGCGCGACCGCCCTTGGCGTGCACTCCGCCCTTGTTAAACAGTACGGGCAAAATTATGCAGGAACAGATGAGTATTATCAGAAGCTTGATAGCCGTCTGCGTAACACCTTCCCTGATTATTTCAGGAGCCAAGAAGATCAGGACGATCCCGAGGAAGAGCCCGCTCAGCAGGCTGCACCCCGTGCCAAACCGTCTACCGTTGTAGCACCAGCTACACGTAGCACGTCGCCCAAGAAGGTAAAGTTAAGTGCTTCGCAAGTAGCAATAGCGAAACGTTTAGGTGTACCTCTGGAACTTTACGCCAAAAAGGTTGCTGAACAACAGGAGAATAGATAATGGTTACTGAAACACGTTTGAGCCGTGAGCTCGAAAACCGCGCTAAAGGTCAACGTAAGGCATCGTGGGCACCCCCCGAACTTTTGCCTACGCCAAATCCTGAACCGGGTTTTGCGTTTCGTTGGGTTCGTGTTGCAACACTGAACTCGCCAGACCCTATTAATCTCTCTGCTAAACGACGTGAGGGTTGGGAGCCCGTAAAGGCATCCGATCATCCTGAACTGCATTTGCATTTAGACTCCGACGGCGCTAGTAAAGACACCGTTGTGATTGGTGGGTTGATGTTGTGCAAGACTCCGGCTGAGTTTGTGGAACAGCGCAATGCGCATTACCAGAAACAAGCAAACGACCAGATGACTGCTGTAGACAACAACCTCATGCGCCAAAGCGATCCGCGTATGCCTATCTTCAGTGAGAAGAAGTCGTCAACGTCCTTTGGCTCTGGAAAATAATTTTTTGGAGTTTAATCATGGCTTATCCTACGATTGACGCCCCTTACGGGCTAAAGCCGATCAATTTGATCGGTGGTCAGGTCTTCGCTGGTGCGACACGTCAGTTGCCTATCACTGCTACCCCCGGTAACGGTAATGGCTTTATTAACTACAACACCCCTATTTATTACGGTGACGTAGTTCAACTGAGTCAAGCAAACAGCACAATCATCATCTCGACTCTGGATACGGACGCAACTCCGGTTGCTGGCGTCGTTGGTGTATTCCTCGGCTGTACTTATACCAACCCTGTGACCAAGCAAAAGACCTTCAGCCAGTTCTGGCCCGGTTTTTCGGCTGGTGTAACAGATGCGTATGCGTACGTTGCGGATGATCCCGACCAGCTTTACAAAGCTGTTTCGGTTGGCAACACCATTAATACCACTGGTCTGGTTATCAGCGCCGTGTCTCAAGTCGTTGTGGGCAATAACGCCACTCTGATTCTGAACTCGCCTAATACCACTGCTGGTAATTCAAAAACTGGTGTGTTTGCCAATGCGGTAAGCACTTCCCTGCCGCTGCGAGTAGTTGATGGTGTTCCTGACACTGCAACCGTAAATGGCTATACCGAACTGATCGTCAAATTTAACTTTGGCTACCATTCGTACAACAACGCCGTTGGCGTGGCTTAAGGAGCATAAATCATGGCTATTTCACGCGCACAACTACTTAAAGAACTGCTCCCCGGCCTGAACGCATTGTTCGGTATGGAGTACGCACGTTACGGCGAAGAGCACAAGGAAATCTACGAAACTGAGACTTCCGAGCGTTCCTTCGAAGAAGAAACAAAACTGTCGGGCTTCTCGGCTGCTCCAGTCAAGAACGAAGGCTCTGCTATTGCTTATGACAATGCGCAGGAAGCTTGGACCGCTCGATACAACCACGAAACCATCGCTCTTGGTTTCTCGCTGACCGAAGAGGCCATCGAGGACAACCTGTACGACAGCCTGTCTGCTCGTTACACCAAGTCGCTGGCTCGTGCCATGGCTTACACCAAGCAGGTCAAGGCTGCAAACGTCCTGAACAACGGCTTCTCCAACAGCTACCCCGGTGGCGATGGCGTAGCTCTGTTCTCGGCTAATCACCCTCTGGTCTCTGGTGGCGTCAACAGCAACATTGCAGCAACCCCTGCTGACTTGAACGAGACTTCTCTGGAAGCCGCCGTTATTCAGATCGCTGCATGGACTGACGAACGTGGCCTGCTGATTGCAGCTAAGCCGAAGAAGCTGGTTGTTCCTCCAGCATTGCAGTTCGTGGCAACACGTCTGCTGGAGACATCGCTGCGTGTCGGTACTAACGACAACGACATCAACGCGATCAAGAACAACGGTTCGATCCCAGAAGGCTATACGATCAATCACTACTTGACCGATAACAACGCATGGTTCCTGACCACTGACGTTCCAAACGGCATGAAGCACTTTGTTCGTACGCCTATGTCCAATTCCATGGACGGGGATTTCGATACGGGCAACGTGAGATACAAATCACGTGAGCGATATTCTTTTGGATTTTCGGATCCACTCGGAATGTTCGGCAGCCAAGGCGCGTAACGTAAAACCTAGCAATATCAACGGTTTTGAGGGGGCTTCGGCCCCCTTTTTATTTTTGCATTACGTTATTCGTTAAGTTGGTGTGTTACCCGTGTCAAATACAAATTCGTAAACCTACGAAAATATTTGTAATTCTCCGTCCATCCATGTATAGTTGGGTCTCTACTAAGGAGGCCTTATGTTCTACGTTTACGTTTACCGCGACCCGCGCCCTACTAAGGACAACCAACCTGTTTACGTCGGTAAAGGCACCGGCGACCGTGATATATCGCATTGGGCAAAGGGGTCGCACAATAAGCCGTTTCAGGACTTCATATCCCACTTAAAACAGCGAGGACTAGTAGCGGTATGCCAGCGGGTGTTTGAAACGGAAGATGAGGAAGCAGCATTTAGCAAAGAGCGGGAGTTGGTGGCGCTATACGGGCGTAGGGACCTCGGTACAGGCCCTCTATTTAACAGGACAGACGGGGGCGAGGGCGCAGCGGGCGCAATTCGCACAGAGGAAGAAAAAGCTGTTACAGGTAGGTTTTCCAAAGAGCACTGGCAAGACCCCGAATACCGGGCCAAGGTTGTAGCTGCACAGCAAGCGGCACAAGGCACCCCGGAGGCTCGCGCCCTAAAGTCACTTAACAGTAAAGAAACATGGCAAGACGAAGACGTTAGACAGAAGCGTGCTGTAGGTATCAAAGCAGGACGTAGTGAGGATAAGTCTAAAGCTAAAACCAGTGCACAGGCCAAGGCTCAATGGGCGAACCCAGAATATGCCGCGAAGCAAACTGCCAACAACAAAGAAATAGCAAATCGGGAAGAAGTAAAAGCGGCCAAAAAAGCTGCTGCTAAGGCACTGTGGGCAGACCCAGAATGGAGAGCAAAGATGTTAGCCGCCCGAGCCAAGAAAAAGATTGACACCCCCCATTCCACCTAGTATAAAGAGAGCAAACCGGGTGTACCCGGCGCGAACGAACAGTCCCGGCTGACTTCATGCAGATCGTCGCGCTTAACCGCATGAGGGAAAACTCAAATGGCACTTTCTACTACCCAAAGCATCTGGCGTTCGGGCGGCGGCGATCAAACTCGCACCGCGTATTGTGGCTCCGGCGTCATGGCTGCTCAGTTCTACATTGCTGACGCATCTGCTGCTGGCAACGTCAAAGTCTCTTCCGTTTCTGGCGCTCCTAACCTGATTCTGCCCGCTGGCGCAGTTGTCCTGTCTGTCGTTATTAACGACGCAGGTGCAGGTTCTATCGACATCGGTACAACGGGCGTGACTTCCGGCACTGCTGCTCC